CTCGACAACATGGCACGGCGGCAACGTATTGGCGTATTCGCCAGCTTCTAAAACAAATGTAGCAGGTTTGATCTTTTCCATAACTTTTCCTAATGAGCCTACCCGAGGCTCCCACTCGCCAAAGTCTTTATTGACCAAGACAAAATACTGTTGCATAAACGCGCCTTTGGCACGTCCTAATAGATTCTGATCAACAATCTTGCATTGACCAAAAACATCCTCTAAGCCATTGCTAGTAAAGCTACCAGTCAAACCCCAACGTATCTTGAATGGGTCTAACACTTTGGATAACGCTTTAAATCGTGCGCCTGATGGGTTCTTTAGCCTAGTTAGCTCGTCAAATACAATCCCATCAAAATCTAGGAATTGTTCTGATAACCATTGCAAGCTGTCATAGTTAACTACCACCACGTTAGATTTACTACGCAACGCTTTAAGACGCTGGGCAGGCGTACCTACCGCAACACTTAGGGTTAACCCTGTAGCCCATTTAACTTGCTCTACAGGCCATACATCCGTACAGACGCGCTTAGGGGCAAGAACTAACCAACGCTTGACTAACCCTTGCTTGATGGCGTCTTGCATCGCTGTGAGCGTTATAGCCGTCTTGCCAGCGCCTACTGGCGCTAAGATCATGGCTCTGTCTTTCTCAAACAAAAAGTCAGCAGCCGTGTCTTGGTAATGGCGCAACTTCATAGCAACTCATTCACTAAATCAATGCCATCGCCAATCCATTGCATACACGGCACCGCCATTGAGTTGCCAAGGGCTTTGTAACGTAAGCCGTCCGGTGCGGTGTCTTTTTTACGCCACGGAATATCAGTAAAGCTATCAGGGAAGCCTTGCAACCGTTCACATTCAGTTGGGGTAAGCCTACGGACAGCCATTGAAGCGGCATAAATAGCCGCAACTTGGTTTGTTACTTCTGTTGATTGAGGGCTACGACTAGGGTCATTACTAGCGGTTAATGTTGGGGCTACAATATTTTGTGCAATAAATGTTTGAGCATGATGTGATTGAACCGATGGACGCAACGCTTGTAAAGCAGGCGTAACAGTTAACGGCGTAGCGCTAAACGTATTGGCTTTAGCATCTTCACGTATTGAATATGCAACAGCAACTTGGTTGTTCCCCATTTCAGCACGTAAAGTTGGGGACATTTCTTCACTAAATCTAGATGAATTTCCTTCTCGTTTAGCTATACCTGGCTCAAAACCATAAGCTACATTTTGAACAAAAGGTATATTGCCACCGCCTGTACCCCAACTGCTTGTTACTGTTTGGCATACATCACCCATTAATTTTACTCTGCTATCTGATGGATGGTTTTCGTAAACAGTAGGTATTAATCTTCCTGTGTAAGCGTCTTGTCCGCTATAAGATCCGGGGTGGGTATCGGCACAGAGGGTTCCGACTGTTGTTTGTAAACCGTTGCTATCAAAGCCTTCTTCAATAATGGCGGGAGTTCTTTCCCCCTCGTTTCTGCTCGGCGCAAGATCCCGGCGCAAGCTAGAGCGCTCAAATAATACTGCGGCGGCAGGTCGCCAATCTCCAAGGTACCCGACAACAAAGACACGACGCCTGCGCTGTGCCACTCCACAGAATTGAGCGTCCAAAACTCGGTAGCTGAACCCATACCCGAGTTGAGCCACCGCCCCGAGGAAGGAACCAAAGTCCCGTCCGCCTGAGCTTGACAAGACACCTGGGACATTTTCCCAGACAAACCAGTTCGGTCTAAAGTAGTCAAGCATTCCGCAATAGACGAGGGCCAAGTTACCACGCGGGTCATCCATTCCTTTCCGCAGTCCTGCAACTGAGAAGGATTGACAAGGGGTTCCGCCAACGAGGAGGTCGATTTTTCCATCTAAATTCCAATCTTTATATTTGGTCATATCACCAAAATTGGTGACATCGGGATAGTGATGCGCTAATACGGCTGATGGAAATGGCTCAATCTCAGAAAAACCCGCAGGCTTCCAACCTAAATCGTGCCAAGCCATCGTAGCAGCTTCGATACCGCTACAAACTGATAAATATCTCATACGTTAGCCATCCAAGTGTCGATATGCTCTTTAGTCCATAAGCAAGCATAGTTTTGATTGAGTTGTTTAAGGTTACGGGCGTGGATGCCTTGTAGGGCAGACAGCTTGCCACCTGTAGTCTTTAGCTCAACAAACCATGTCTGCCCACTAGGTAAGCAAGCGATGCGGTCAGCTACTCCGCGTTGATTGGGGGATCTGAACTTGTAGGTAATGCCCCCAAGGGACATTACAGCCCAGACGAAGTATTTTTCAATTTCGGTTTCTTTTGTCATGTGGCAAATATATCACAGTAAAAAAGTTTTGCACAACATTTATTTTTCATGTATAGTGGAATCTCAATCAACTAAAGTAAAGGAAACAAAATGAACGCTCCCGTCTTACATTCCCGTGTTGTTGGTGGTTCTACAGCCAAGCGGGTTATCGCTTGTCCTGGTTCAGTAGCCCTATGCGCTGCTATGCCACCTAAGCCTTCTAGCAAATACGCTGACGAAGGCACCTTACTTCATAACGTCATGGACGTCATTCTTTCTACAGGTCAAACGCCTGAAGCCTGTATTGGCATGAAGTATGGCGATATCAAACTAACCGATGAACTCATCAATGAGAAGGTTTACCCAGCACTGCGGGCATTAGATGAAATTGACCCTAATAAGGAGATGGAATATGCAACAGAAACCCGTGTTGGCTTCGGTGATTTTCTTCCTAATGTGTTTGGCAGCACCGATTTGCTTGGCCGTGTTGGTAGACGAGCTATCATCCTTGACTGGAAATTTGGTTCAGGAGTTGCAGTTGACGCCGAAGAAAACGATCAACTTATGTTCTACGCAGCCGCAGCTATGCGAACCCCCGAAGTCCAATGGATATTTGATGATTGTGACGAAATCGAGTGCATCATTGTCCAACCACCATCTGTAAAGCGTTGGGTTACAACAACCAAGCGTATTAAAGCGTTTGAGCAAGAGTTAGCAACCGCAGTCAAGATCAGTTCTATGCCTGACGCACCGCTTAAAGTAGGTGAGCATTGCCGTTGGTGTGCAGCCAAGCCTACTTGTCCTTTGATGACCGGTGCAGTAGAACGTACCTTACACGCTCAGATTGACATTCTTAACGTAACACAGATAGCTGACTATCTTAAGAAAGCTGATACCCTAGAACAATGGATTGCTGATCTGCGTGGATTAGCGCATCAAGTCTTAGAAGTTGGTAAACCTATCCCTGGCTACAAATTAGTAGCTAAACGGGCTACTCGCCAATGGGTTGATGAAGATCAAGCTTTGGTAGCTATGATGAACGAGGGCTTACCCGAAGATGAATTACTTGTTAGTAAAATAGTATCCCCTGCACAAGCAGAGAAAATATTGAAAAAGCATGGCAAGCAATTGCCTGCCAATCAAGTAGTAGCAGTAAGCAGTGGCAGTACGATGGTTGAGGATTCTGATCCAAGGCCAACGGTTTTACAAATCGGGCAGCAATTAACAAGCGCCCTTTCTAAACTTCAATAAGGAATCAAATTATGTCAAATTTAACAACATTCTCAGGTGCAAACCTACCTTCAGTAAAGTCTTTAGCAACAGCATTGCGTACCATTGAAACCGATGTAGGCGCAGCAGGCACCGTCATTATCAAGATGGACAAAACAGGTCATTGGGTATTCGGCGCAGATCAAACCGAAATCGAAGATACCTCTACTTGGGCAGTTAATCCTTTCTCATTTGTTCATGGCTATATTGCATGGGGTGATGGCGAAGTATTGGCTGAGAAGATGGTCAGCGTTAGCCAACCATTGCCTGAACTCGATGCAGCGCCTCCTGGTGCTAAGAAGGGTTGGGAAACTCAAGTTGGTATGTCTATCAAATGTCTTGATGGCGAAGATAAAGGCATGGAAGCCCGTTACACTACCACGTCAGTTGGCGGTAAAAAAGGCGTTCAAGCTTTAGCTGTTGCCATTGCTACGCAAGTAGAGAAAGATCAAGACAAGCCTGTACCGGTAGTTGAGCTTGGTAAAGAGCATTACACCCACAAGTCGTATGGCCGTATCTATACTCCTGTTTTTAAAGTATTGGAATGGGTTGGTATGGATGGTGAAGCTCCAGCAGAAGAAACGCCTAAAGAAATTGAAGCGCCTGTAGCTGTGGAAGCTGAAGCGGCGCCAGTGCGCCGTCGTCGCGGGTAATTTATAGGGGCTAGTCTGACACTATTCAGCTCAAGTAATCGTGGACGAACGACTAAAAAGACTGATTAGCCCCACCCTATATGACAATACTTTATTTAGATTATGAAACGCGTAGTCGTTGCGATTTACGCAATCGTGGTGCGTATAACTACGCCCAAGACCCAAGCACCGAAGTCATTTGTATGGCGTACGCCTTTGATGATAAAGAAGTAGCCTTATGGGAACCTTTTGCAACCTTTCCGCAGAGAATTATTGACCATATTCTTTCTGGTGGTCAGATCAGGGCGCACAACGCAGGCTTTGACCGCCTAATCACCGAATACGTTTTATGCCAAGATTTCAAAGTACCTACACCTAAGCTAGATCAGTGGTATTGCACGGCTGCACAAGCACGGGCTAACTGCGCTCCAGGCTCACTTGAGGACGTTGGACGCTTTGCTAGTAGCAGTATGCGTAAAGACCACCGAGGCAATCAATTAATCCGTTTATTGTGTATTCCAAGGGCAGATGGTACATTTAATACAGACCCTACCTTGTTAGCAGAAATGGGTAACTACGCCCTACAAGATGTGCGAACCATGCGGGCGATCTCACAAGCCATGAGGGAATTATCTTCTGATGAGCTTATGGACTATCATGTCAATGAGCGCATCAATGATCGCGGCGTGTTATTAGACAAGCCATTAGCTGAGTCTGCGATCCGTTACGCAAGTCACGAGCTTGCTGAAATCGAGAATCTTGTATCTGAAATAACCCAAGGCGAAATCTCATCGGTGCGCTCACCTCGCATGAAAGAATGGGTGCTTGCCCGTGTTGGCGATGACGCCAAAAAACTCATGGAAAACTATAAAGATGGCGATAAGAAATATTCGATCGACAAGTCAGTTCGAGCTAACCTACTTATTCTTGCTGAAGAAAACCCCGACCAAATACCGGCGGAAGTTGCAGATGTTATCCAATGTGCGGACGACCTATGGGCGTCTAGTGTTGCGAAATTTAACCGATTAAAGGAATTAGCAGATGAAGAAGATCACAGAGTCCGAGGTGCGTTTGTCTTTGCAGGCGGAAGCGCTACAGGCCGCGCTTCGTCCTACGGCGCCCAAGTCCACAACTTTACCCGCAGATGCGCCGTTGACCCCGACGCCGTTAGACAAGCGATGGTTAGAGGCCACGCAATTGTCCCTGCCTTTGGACGTAGAGTTACCGACGTTCTTAAAGGAATGCTTAGACCAGCGCTTATACCAAGACGAGGAGCTTGCCTGGTTGTGGCAGACTGGTCAGGCATTGAAGCTAGAGTCAATCCTTGGCTTTCCAATTGTGATGCCGGTATTCAAAAACTATCGCTTTTTGAATTAGGGGAAGATGTTTACAAGGTAAATGCTTCTGCAACTTTTCACGTTCCTGTTGCTGACGTTAGCAATGAACAACGTCAGATCGGCAAAATTCAAGAGTTAGCCTGTGGCTTTGCAGGGGGCATAGGCGCGTTTGCTGCAATGGGTAGGGCTTATGGTATTCTCTTGCCCGAACCACAAGCCAAGCGCATGGTAGCGGGTTGGAGATTAGCTAACCCGTGGGCTGTTCCTTATTGGCAAGATTTAGAAGAAGCGTACACCAGAGCGATGCGTAATCCTAAGCATGAGTTTAGTGCGGGTAGGGTTACCTATATGTTCGATGGCTTACATCTTTGGTATGCTCTACCTTCTGGGCGCGTTCTTTGTTATCCATTTGCAAGAATAGAAGCGGACGGAATAACGTACGCCAAGTCAGCATGGAAGCCTGCTGCGGATGCTAAAGAATGGCCTAGAGCAAGATTATGGAAAGGATTGGCGTGTGAGAATATTACCCAAGCTGTTGCTAATGATTTACTGCGTCATTCTTTACGCCAGTTGGATGATGTTGTTCTCCATGTCCACGATGAAATTGTTGTAGAAACAAATCAACCCGAAGCGATGATGAAACGAATGGAAGAAGTAATGTGTACACCACCCGATTGGGCTAAGGGAATACCCCTAGGTGTAGAAATCCATTCCATGCAGCGTTACGGCAAATAAAAAACCCCCTAGGGATTAGCTAGGGGGCAAACCTCACGAAAGGTATTACAAATGAACTTCTTAGAATATATCACAGGATTAGCCCCTGAAGGTGAAACCGCTTTAGTTGTTAGGCAAAAACCACAATTGTCTAATAACGGCGAAATGCAAACCCATGCTGATGGCACGATCAAATGCACTTGGCCTGCGTTCTTGCCAACGGCTAAGATCAAGAAAGATTGGGCAATCTACGGCAATACAGGCTCATTCATCCTTGACCGCTTTGCCGATGGCAAGGTGTCTGCGTCTGCCGCAAACTGTGAATACGTCCTTGTGATGATGTTAGATGACATTGGCACCAAGTCTAACGAGCCACCGCTTGCGCCTACATGGATCATGGAAACCTCAGAGGGTTCGTATCAATGGGGCTACGCATTTAAAGAGCAACCGACCAAAGGTGACTTTACCGCAGCCATCAAAGCGATTGCTAAGGCAGGCTACACCGATCCGGGCGCGACCAATGCAGTGCGTAACTTCCGCTTGCCCGGCTCAGTTAACCTCAAGCCAGGGCGTAATAACTTTGTATCAACATTGGTAGAGTTTCACCCTGAGCGTGAATACAACCTTGAAGATATTTGCACCGCCCTTGATGTTGTGCCAGATGTTGCTGATACGGCTACAAATGTTGCCATAAGATTAGCTGATACAGGCAAGGATTCAGTTGTTACATGGCTTAACGATCAAGGACTAATCATGTCTGGCGTTAATGGTGAGGGTTGGATGGGCATCGTTTGCCCTAATAACGCAGAGCATACCGATGGCAACATTGAAGGTAGGTATAAACCCCTAGATAGATCATTCTGTTGTTTGCATGGTCATTGCGTAGACTTTAGCTCACAAATGTTTTTAGATTGGGTAGCGGGTAATGGTGGCCCTGAAGTTGATCACGGCTTGCGTGATGAGTTACTAGCAGAAAAGATGAATATGGCTTTGTCAAAATTAACCCCAAATGAAGTTTATCGTGATACCGCATCCGAACTGATTGCAGAGGTCGAGCGTAAAGAATTAGGACGGATCGAGAAAGCTGATTGGTATAAGCGGTTCGCTTACATCCAAGACGATGAGTCCTACTTTGATATGCAAGATAGACGTGAAGTTAGCCGTCAGACATTTAATGCGTTGTTCCGTCATATCCCTTGCAAGTCTATTCACACCGGGCGCAAGGTGGAGGCATCAATCTGTTTTGATGAGAATAGGCAAGCCAATGGTGCTAAGGCGCTAGTTGGTGTGACTTACGCCGCCGGTGACGATGTTATCGTGGCTCGTGATGGTGATTTGTTTGGCAATCGTTGGCGTGACGCAAGACCTGAGCTATCTGGTGCAAAAAATGAGAGCGTTTCCCTGTGGATAGATCACTGTCGGGAGCTTGTACCTGAACAAGCCGAACTAGATCATATTTTTGATGTGATGGCGTTCAAAGTACAAAACCCTAAGATCAAAGTAAACCATGCTGTTCTACACGCGGGTGACGAGGGGTCAGGTAAGGATACATTTTGGGCGCCATTCATTTGGGCGGTCTGTGGCGATCACCTTAAAAACAGAGGCATCATGGATAACAATTCCGTGAATAGCCAATGGGGTTATCAGCTTGAATCCGAGATTCTAATTATTAACGAATTAAAAGAGCCTGACGCAGCCACACGCAGACAATTGGCAAACCAACTCAAGCCGATCATTGCCGCCCCGCCTGAGATGCTTCCAATCAACCGCAAGGGTCTGCACCCATATATGATGGCTAACCGCCTGTTCGTGTTGGCTTTCAGTAATGACCCTGTACCGATTTCATTGGCTAGTCAGGACAGAAGGTGGTTTTGCGTGTGGAGTACGGCTGAACGCATGGATTCTAAAAAAGCTAAAAAGATTTGGGATTGGTATAGATCGGGAGGGTTTGCCTGTATAGCAAAATGGCTTATGGATCGGGATGTTAGTCAGTTCAATCCAAGTGCGCCGCCGATGTGGACAGAGTTCAAAGCGAACCTAGTCGAGCATGGCATGAGTATGGCGGAATCTTACTTAGTTGATATGCTTAAGAATAGAACCGGTGAGTTTTCCAAAGGGGTCATTGGTTCACCTTTCCATAGTCTGTGCGATCGTCTGGCGGGCCAGGCCCCAAGCGGTGTAAAAGTGCCACAGGCCGCATTGCTACACGCTTTAAAAGAGGCGGGTTGGATTGACTGCGGGCGTATTAAATCGCGGGAGTTTGATACTAAAAAGCACGTATTTGCTTGCCCTGATATGGCGGATTTAGGTAAATCTGAATTGCGGAGAATGATAGAGGAGAACCCTTTACCCAAGATGGTATTAGTTAAGTAAAAGAAAAGCCCCTTATTTAGGGGCTTTTTAATTAGAGGTCTAAGATTTCGGCAATAAGTAAAGCAACAATTAACCCGCAAATAATAGGAATCATTGTATAAGTTCGCTTACGACATAGGTTGGAAATCTATGCTCATGTTGGTAGATCAGGGCTTGTTTAATCGCCTCTGATGGGCTTGTATGGGTACTTAGCAAACGATTAGTTTGGCTATAGACATGATAGACAGTCATATCAAGCCCCTTTCAACTAAATAAGCGTTGATAATTTCATCTATATCTTCGCTATTATTGTCAATAATGTTTTTATTAATAATATCTTGCGCTATTTCTACTACGCTCCAACGATATTCGGCACGGGGCATATCACTATGATTTATGTCGGGTAGTTGATGCGCTACTTCAACGGCTATTTCTAGCATAAGAAAAGTTTTCATTTAAATATCCTTTTTTCAATGGTTCCGCCCACTTTCCGGGCAAATGTGGCCGCATTGGCTTTGGTGGTAAATCTGCGACAGGCTTGGGATTCAATGCCGCCCAAATAGGTTATATAAGTTACTGAATACATTATTTAACCTCCAATAATTTTTGAATCAACGCGTAAAGCTCTACAGTATTTTCGGCTAAATAACCTGTATACCGCATAACATCACCTCTCAAAAAAGGATCTAAGTCGCGTTCTATAGCGGATAATAATTCTTTAATTTCTAATACTGTTTCGGCTTTAGTTTGCATCCTGATCTCCATCGGTTAGATCGCCACACGCAAGCCATAGGATGCGTTGCAGATTGTTTTGATGTACTGATAGCTCCGCATCATCCCAAGCCCCGCATTCTTTCAATTCGCTTGCTAGAGTAGCGGGGGCAATCTTATTAAGCTGATTTTTAATTGAATCAAGGGTCAATAAATAGTCAATATCCTCTTGACACTGCCCGGAGTGGTAGCCAATTGCAACCAAGCGCGTAGGAATTTCTAGCCCAATGCGGCCACTAGATGATGTCCAATGTAATGTTTTCATTTGCGTTTACCTTTTTAAATTTGCTCTAGCATTTGCGCTAGTTCGGTTTGTGATTTACCTGACACTGTAGATAAATCGTGGAAAATTAACTCTGCGGTTTCGGGGTCTATTTGGCTATTTAAATCCGCCAACACAAATAACAGACGATTAAATAAGATTTGTTCAGATTTGCTCATAATTCGCTCCCATCGCGATAGCCTACGTTTAGCTTAATTTCCTCAACATAAATATCTATGAGGGTTTCATCTTTCCACCAACGCAAACCAATTTGATACTGTTTGCCGTGTTTAGTTAGTGTTTTATGTAATGCGGCCAACGCCTTTTCTTCGGTTTCGGCTAATGCCTGAAAGCTAAAGTTGCGTGATTCGCCTTTAGCTAGATATAGTGCTTTCATAATCCCACCTCGTTTAATTGGTCTAATGCTTTGGTTAATGCGGTTGCCTTAGTAAAAGGCTCAAAGCCCTCCGCCAGGCGTTGGCTATCGGTGTAGCATCCATCCTTGTCAAACTTAACTAGCCAAGCAATGATTTGATCCCGATTGCATTTGCCCAAGTAATTAGCGGTTAAGATATTTTCAGATTTAATCACGATTAAAACCCTCCTAATAAACCAAAGGCAAGAAAGCCGCCAAGAATTGCGCCCATGATGCAAGCGCCCAAGATGTCCCAAAATGTAGGTTGTTTTTTCATTTGTAGCCCCCTAAAAGTTAAATGGAAATTCATTAGAAATCGGGTTGAACTTTGCGGCCACAAGTGAATTAAATGATTTCTCACTTAAAGGCTGAAAGCCCTTAGATTTAGCATAGGCTAAATATTCGGTATAAGTTGGCATAATTGGCACCTTAAAATTGTTGATAAACAATAGTATTGTCAGAAGTCACGCCTAAGACTGTAGTCTTATCGGCTAACTTTTCAGCTATCAATTGGGCGGTTTTATCCTCATTCAAGCCCTCACACTCTTGGGCTAATTCGGTTTCATCATCGTCCAATTCATTAGCGACCTCTTGGAAATTGCCCTCAGTAAAGTCGCAACAGATGGCAATAACGTCCAAATCAAAATCGGGGTCGCACTCTTCAAAATGATTAAAAATAAGTTCTAACGCCTCATATGAGAATTGCTCGCCTCTGCCCATATTGTGAAAGGCTTGACGGAAATCATGCAGATTAATAGTTTGGATCATGGTTTTTTGCCTTTACTTTAGTTTATGAAAAGGGCATTTCTGCCCTTAGTGTTGCTATTAAATGATGAAATCAGGATGGCTTTGAATGTTGTTTTCAGTTGCAAACGCTAGTAACGCGTTGCGTGATTTTGCACTCATAGCGGAGCGAATCAGAGCCGAAACACTGCGGGCGGCGCAATCGGCCATGCCGTTTTGAATGTAAGCGCGAGCCATTTCAATCTGTTTTTTCTGTTGCTTTGTCATGTTTTTCACCTTAATTTAGTTTATTAAAGGGGTTTATTACGTCCCATATAAGTAATGTAAAGGAATGTTTTACGCTTGTCAACACTTATCTGCAAAAAAGACACAAATATTTTTGTGGGTCATTTTGTGGACATTGTGGATAGCGTGTGGACAACGTTGTGGACAATGTGAAATGAGGTTAGCGCCCATATAAAATCAGCTTGTGGACAATGTGGACAATTATTAATTACCTATTTAATGAATACCACATATTTATATAGACCTCTGCGCCAATGTTATAAGTCAGCAACTAAATAGGGGTTGTCCACATTGTCCACCTTGTCCACAATTTTCGCGCCCGCCCCCGCGTTATTTGCCAAATGTTTTTAAGTTTGTGGACAATGTGGACAATTTGATTTTAGGTTGTCCACAATGTCCACAATTGCATAGCCTCTCGATTGTGGATAGTCCACATTGTCCACACGCCCGGCGGCCACAATTGACCGGCAATGTGACCCATGCCAGGCGCCCGGCTGCCACGCGCCCGCCACTAAAAGGGAAAAAGGAAAACACCCAACCGCGCCCGTATTCTACCCGCCCGCAAACCCTTATTCTATATAGCTCTATGCTTTTTATCGCCCGCTACGCCTTATAAAATCAAGGCTCTTAGGGTTTACCCACCCCCCCCTAGGGCCTTGCGCCCGACTGTTGTGGCTGGGGAGGTATCACAAACAATTTTTATTTTTACAGCCATAAGCCCATTCCTTTTTATTTTTTATTTTTTATTAAAAAGTGATAACATCACGCGTATGTTCCAAAGCTTCCCCTACGAACCTCGCAAGCTCGAAGCCACCGAAGCGCGGCTTGAAGCTATCATGCAAGCCTCTAAACTTGGCTTGAAAGGTGACGCTTTAGCTTTAGCGGCTGGCATGACGCCTACCGAGTACCGCCAGTTAGTGTTGTTTGACCCCATTGCTGAATACGCTGAACTCAAAGGGAGAGCCGAAGGTGAACGTGAAATGGCCGAAGTCTTGCATACTGCTGCAAAAGAAGGCGACACCAAGTCAGCCCTCGCCATCTTGCAAAACGTCCACGGCTGGGTCGCCAAACAACAACTCTCTATCGATGTTGATCAGCGCATCTCAATCACTGCTGCTCTCGAACAAGCGCAAGCTAGGGTCATCGACGCTCTCACAAACCAAGAAGCGCAAGTCGTAGAATACAAACCAACCAAAGAGAAACTCAAAGCAGCCTAAATGCAGACTACCCGCTACTCCGCGCAAGATGAACAAGAACTCATGGCGCGGCTTTGGTCGCCAGCCATCAAAGACAATCCACTAGCGTTCGTGATGTTTGCGTTCCCTTGGGGGCAACAAGGTACGCCCTTGGAGCATTTCACTGGGCCACGCAAATGGCAACGCCAGGTACTGAATGACCTAGGCGATCACATCAAAAAGAACAATGGGCAAGTGGACTTTGATGTTCTGCGCTTGGCTATTGCATCTGGGCGTGGTATTGGCAAGTCGGCGCTAGTCAGTTGGCTAGTCCTTTGGATGATGACAACAAGGATTGGCTCGACTGTGATAGTGTCCGCTAACTCAGAAAGTCAGCTTAGGTCAGTGACTTGGGCTGAGATTACTAAATGGTCGTCCATGTCGATCAATAGCTACTGGTGGGAGATTAGCGCTACAAGAGTCATGCCTGCCAAGTGGCTCACTGAACTAGTCGAACGTGACCTTAAGAAAGGCACCCGCTACTGGAACTTGGAAGGCAGACTGTGGTCGGCTGAGAATCCTGATGCGTTCGCTGGAGTCCATAACTACGATGGTGTGATGGTCGTGTTTGATGAGGCATCGGGTATTGACGACTCCATCTGGGCGGTGACCAGTGGCTTCTTTACAGAGAACACGCCTAACCGCTTTTGGTGTTGCTTCTCTAACCCACGGCGCAATACGGGCTACTTCTATGAAGCCATCGAGGGTAGCAAGCGTGACTTTTGGCAATCTAGGCAAGTGGACGCTAGGGATGTAGAAGGTACTGATAAGAACGTCTATAACCAGATTATTGAGGAATACGGCGCTGATTCGTACCAGGCGCACGTTGAAGTGTATGGTTCATTCCCGTCAGAAGGGGACGATCAGTTCATCTCATCGACTTTGGTAGATGAAGCCATGAAACGGGAAAAGCACAAAGATGACTCCGCGCCCATCGTGATTGGGGTAGACCCTGCGCGGTTTGGCTCTGACTCAACTGTTATTGCAGTGCGTCAAGGACGCGACATTGTAGAGATACGCCGATTCAAAGGCGACGATACGATGACTGTGGTTGGCTATGTAATTGAAGCCATCGACCAGTACAACCCCGCTGTAGTTGCAATTGACGAAGGTGGGCTAGGCGCAGGCGTGGTGGATCGGCTCAAGGAGCAACGCTACAAGATTAGGGGTGTGAACTTTGCAAACAAGAGCAGAAACCCGATGATGTATGGCAACATGAGAGCGCAGATTTGGGGGCAAATGAAGGAATGGCTCAAATTGGCGTCCATCCCTAAAGAAAAGATGCTCAAGACCGACCTCATCTCACCGCTGATGAAACCTGACTCTAAAGGTGCCATCTATTTGGAATCTAAAAAAGACATGAAAGCGCGGGGCTTGGCGTCACCAGACAGCGCCGATGCCATAGCGCTAACTTTTGCGTTTCCTGTTGCACATCGGGAAAGTAAAGGTACAATGCGAAAACAAACGTATCAATCTCAAAGCGCAGCTTTGAACTCATGGATGGGATCATAATGGCAACTAAACCAGGACTGTACGCAAACATTCACGCCAAGCAAGCGCGTATCAAAGCAGGTAGCGGCGAAAAAATGAGAAAGCCGGGAGCCGCAGGCGCGCCCACAGCTAAAGACTTTAAGCAATCAGCTAAGACAGCCAAAAAAGGTAAATGATATGCTTGAAACAATCTTAGAACTTTTTAGATTTGGCCGTAAACAACCTAAACTACAGGAGCAACCATGCCTCTTAAAAAAAGCGGTAGTAAAGAAGCCTTCCGTCAAAACGTCAAAGCCGAAGTCAAAAGTGGCCGTCCGGTCAAGCAAAGCGTCGCCATTGCGTACGCTGTTAAAAGAGAAGCCAGTAAAGGCAAAACCAAAAAATGAGTCTAAAACCTCTAAGTAATTGTGTTTTAATACGTCAAGACACAGAAAAATTATCTGAGTTAATAGTTTTACCCCAAAATAAATTATTTAGCGGTATCATAGTGGCAATTGGTGAAGGTAAAAAAAATCCAAAAGGATTTATTGAGCCTATGAACGTCAAAGAAGGCGACCATGTGCTATTCGGTGAGTTTTCCGGGCAAAAGGTCACTGTTGATGGCGAAGAATTGTTGATGATGAAAGAGCCAGACGTCATAGGAATATTGGATGCTTAGTAGAAAAGAAGCCAAAGCACAAGGATTAAGCAAATACTTTACAGAAATACCCTGTAAGTATGGGCATACTTCTGAACGTTTTGTTTCTACTAAAGCTTGCGCCGAATGTAATAAAATAAAAACAACAGCTTGGCGAAGCAAAAACGCGGTAAAACATAAGCAATTAAGAGCCGAGTATTACCAAAGAAACGCAGATAAATTAAGGCAAATAAAGATTACAAATTACTGGAAAAAGCCTGAAGAAAATAGAGCTTATTCAGCTAAATATTTGCGTGAAAATCCAGCTAAAGCTATTGCTTACAACGCCAAACGCTATGCAAGTAAAAAGCAACGCACACCCGCTTGGTTAACTTTGGTTGATTTTGAGCGTATGGAAAATGAATATAGACTTGCAGCATTGCAAACTAAAATAACGGGGACAATATGGCACGTTGACCATATAATTCCGTTACAAGGCAAGAATGTATGTGGGCTGCACGTCCCTACTAATTTGAAAGCTATTCCTGGTATGGACAATCTAAGAAAGAGTAATCATTATGGCCTATGATCAGTCATCCATGAATATTGTCGGCAAAGTAGCCAACGTAGGTAGTAACCCTACTACTACTCCAAATGAGCAGTCCGATACGCTTGCCACCATGCGCCATCGCTTTCAAATGGCAATGTCTGCGTACTCTGAATCAAGAGAAGATGAGCTTGATGACCTTCGGTTTATGGCTGGTTCGCCAGACAATCAATGGCAATGGCCTGCTGACGTATTGGCAACGCGTGGCTCTGTTCAAGGACAAACTATCAACGCAAGGCCTTGTCTTACAATTAACAAACTGCCACAGCACGTTCGTCAAGTTACAAACGAACAACGTCAAAATCGACCCTCTGGAAAAGTCATTCCAGCCGACGATAAAGGCGACATTGAAGTAGCTGAAGTGTTTGAAGGCATGGTTCGTCACATTGAATATATGTCAGATGCTGATGTTGTCTATGACACTGCTTGCGAAAACCAAGTGACTTATGGTGAAGGCTATTTCCGCATATTGACTGAGTTTTGTTACGATGATTCATTTGACCAGGACATTCGTTTAGGTCGTATTCGTAACGCATTTAGCGTTTACATGGATCCAATGATCCAAGACCCTGCGGGTTGCGACGCTGAATGGTGTTTTATCAGTCAAGACCTAGAAAAGCAAGAATATGAACGGCTATTTCCTAATGCCGCGCCCATTACTTCCATTATGTCCCAAGGTGTAGGCGATGAATCCCTTTCCCAATGGATAAATGAAAACACTATTCGTATTGTTGAGTATTTTTATTACACTCATACCCCAACTAAGCTTAATTTGTACCCAGGCAATCAATCATTTTATGATGGCAGCCCTGAAGATAAAAATATGAAAGTAATGGGCTTAAAACCCATTAAAACTCGCACCGTCGATGTTAAAAAAGTTATGTGGATGAAAACCAATGGCTACGAAGTTCTTGAAGAACAAGAATGGGCAGGCAAATGGATCCCTGTAATTCGCGTTGTAGGTAATGAATTTGAAGTAGATGGACGTATTTTTGTATCTGGTTTAGTTAGAAACGCTAAAGATGCACAACGTATGTACAACTATTGGGTATCACAAGAAGCAGAAATGCTTGCATTGGCTCCAAAAGCACCATTTATCGGTTATGGCGGTCAATTTGAAGGCTATGAAACTCAATGGAAAACGGCCAATACAACTAACTGGCCGTATTTAGAAGTTAATCCTGATGTAACTGATGGAATGGGCGCAACATTGCCCCTACCGCAGCGCGCCCCACCTCCATTAGCTCAAACAGGTCTAATTCAAGCCAAAATGGGTGCTAGTGACGATATTAAGTCCACAACAGGGCAATATGACTCTAGTTTAGGTGCTACAAGCAATGAGCGTTCAGGTAAAGCCATTCTTGCGCGTGAGCGTCAAGGTGATGTTGGTACATTCCACTACGGCGATAACCTTACCAAAGCAATTCGTTTTGCAACACGTCAATTAATTGATTTGATTCCTAAAATTTACGATACCGAGCGTATTGCTCGTATAGTAGGTGTTGATGGCGAAGTGTCTATGGTTAAAATTAATCCTGAACAACCTGAGCCAGTTAAAAAAATTACCGGCCAAACTGGAATTGTGATTGAAAAAATTTATAACCCTAGCGTGGGTGTGTATGATGTGGTCGCTACAACTGGCCCAGGCTACATGACTAAACGCCAAGAAGCTCTTGAAGCTATGGCGCAAATTTTGCAAGGCAACCCTGAGCTATGGAAAGTGGCTGGCGATCTATTTGTTAAAAATATGGATTGGCCTGGCGCGCAAGAGATGGCTAAACGCCTTGAAAAGACGATTGATCCTAAATTGATTGCTGATACTGACGAAGATCCAGCATTGCAAGCTGCACAACAACAAATGCAAGCAATGGGGCAAGAAATGGAACAAATGCACCAAATGTTGCAAAACGTGGGTAAATCCATTGAAATGCAAGAGTTAGAACGCAAAGACTTTGAAGCGCAAATCAAACTATTTGATGCTGAAACTAAGCGTCTTACCGCTGTTCAAGCTTCTATGTCACCTGAACAAATCCAAGATATTGTTATGGGAACAGTGCATGGAATGATGGTAAACGGCGATCTTGTAACTGAAATGCAACGTGATAACGCCATGGATATGCAAGAGGAAGATCAAAAAGAACAACAGATGGCGCAGCCAATGCAGCCTCAAGGCGCTATGCCCCCACAAATGCCACCACAAGGGATGCCACAATGAAAGCCGCTGATTTTGTAGGAATTTTATTCTTAGCCCGTGATGTAACCCATTCGGTTCATCTAAACACGCGTAGTTATGCTAAACATAAGGCTTTGCAAAAATTTTACGAAAGTATTATTGACCTTGCAGACTCATTTGCCGAGGCATATCAGGGACGGCACGGTTTGATTGGCCCAGTTAGTTTAATGTCTGCCAAAAAGACTAGCAATGTCATTGAATTTTTAGAATCACAACTTGCTGAAATTGAATCTGTCAGATATGATGTCTGTGATAAGACAGATGCGCCTTTACAGAATTTAATAGACGGTATCATTGAGCTATACCTATCAACTCTGTATAAGCTCAGGTTCTTAGCATAAGGAATCAATATGTCAATTAACTTATTGCCAGGCATGGAGAGCCATTTAAATGTTAAGAAATAACGGCTTTCACAATCGACATTCGCCATTTAATCGGGCTTTCAATCCCGCATCCCTGTTCACCAACGGCGAACAAGGCTGGGTCTACGATCCAAGTAACTTCGCTACCCTATTCCAAGATAGCGCAGGCACAACGCCTGTAACAGCGGTGGAGCAACCAGTTGGTTTGCAATTGGACTTGTCGCAGAATTTAACGCTTGGGCCTGAGCTTGTTACGAATGGAAACTTTACTGCTGGCACAACGGGGTGGACAGCCGATAATACAGCGGTTATTTCTAGTGTAAGCGGCGGGTTACAGGTTGTTTCAACTGCTGCAAATCAAGGAACTTCCCAAATTGTAGCACTGACGAATGGTGTTCGCTACAAGGTAGTTATAACTGTTGTGTCAGCTACAGCTAACTATAACATTGGCTACGGGAATGTATTTGGACAAGGCCAAGTGTATGACAGTGGCGCTCTATCAGGCGCGCGAACTTTTACTGCATATATTGTCGGCAATGGAACGGCCACTACGTTCTGGTTTTATGCGGCTGCGGCTGGTACTTATTTAATTGACGACGTATCAATTAAAGTAATTTCTGGCAACCACCGCTTCCAAGCCACTAGCGCCAACCGCCCTGTGGTATCTGCGCGGGTGAATTTGCTGACAAAAACGCAGGAATTTAACGATACGGCTATTTGGACTACAAACTCCACTACCACTGTTTTAGCAAACCAAACAATTGCACCAGATGGCACAAATACTGCTGATTTAACTACAGAAGTAGCAACAATCCAACCACATGGTATTGATGGGCCGTCAGTAAGTTTTACTAGCGGCGTTTCATATACCTTTACATTAAGAGTAAAAGCTGGTTCTGTTGGGGTAATTCAACTTTTATTTGGCACTACCGCATTTGGTGTTAACGCTTTTGCAAACTTTAACGTTTCAACTGGACAGGTTGGCACTATCGGTTCTGCTGCAACAGCAACAATACTCGCAGATGCCAACGGATTTTACATATGTACTTTGACAGCTACGGCGACATTAACAATATCTTCTGTCGTTGCAATTTACTTAACAGATAACAACGCATCTTCAGCGCGTTTACCTACATACCTTGGCAGTACTGCAAACAATATCTTTATTTGGGGCGCAGACCTCCGTGTTACCAACCAAGGTGTAGGCTTACCTGCATACCAGCGCGTCAACACTAGCACAGACTACACTAGCACAGGCTTTCCAATTTACATCAAGCCCAACGGCAGCAATCAGTCCTTAGCGACTAACAGCATCAACTTCACGGCTACGGACAAGATGACTGTGTGGCAGGGGGTGCGGAAGTTGAGTGATGCTTCGGGGGTACTTCTGGTTGAGCTGAGTACATCGGGAAGTAATCCGGGGGCTTTCTACATTTCAGCGCCAGAAACCGGGAATAATTATGGTGTGCGTGTATCTGGCAACAATGGTTACAACCACTCAACTTTTACGGCCCCTATCACTAATGTTATTTCTGGAAGCTGGAATCTTGCTGCTGCAACTATTGCTGCCGGAGTAATTGACAGGTTTAACGGCACTCTTAACACCGCAGGCGTTCTTGGAACCACTATGCCGGGTGGCAACTTTGGCAACTTTCCCGCTTACTTTTATGCCCGCGCAGGCACAAGCCTGTTCTTCAGTGGCAACGATTACGCTTCAATTGCCCGCGGCGCAGCATCCACTACAACTCAAATCACAGATGGTGAAACTTGGGTCAACTCAAAAACGAAAGCTTATTAAATGGACTCTACACTCGCAACCGTCATTGTTTTAGCCGCAGATCAAGCAGCCGCGCAAGCCGACTTTCCTGACTACTTTAACGCCCCAGCGTCGCCTGATGGTCAATTGCCAATTACTAACTACCTCACCAATGGGTATTTTAATGACAACGAACTAGACACTATTTGCAACGATGTCACATGGCCGCGCAAGGTGTACTTTGGAACGCTTGAAATTGCCCTGCAAAAAGCAGGCTTGATGCTAGTGTTTCTTGACGAACCATTGGCTGAATGATATAAACCTACTAACGCCACCAAGGAACCATCATGTCTGAAACCACATCATTTTTGCAAAACGGCACTACCCGTGCCATAACTGCCGACACCACCGCACCTACTGCGGTTCAAGTTCTGCCAACATTTACTGCCGCCCTTACCCCCCGCAATCAATTTCGCGTAGCCAATGCAGGCACCGTGGTTGCGTTTTTAGGTACTGGCCCAACCGCTGCTATTGCGGCTACAAACGCCGCGCCCGTAACTACTACTGGCGATGCGATTCCTTTATTACCTGGCGCTATTGAGGTTTTCTCTTTGGTTCCAACTTGGTTTTTTACCGCCCGCACATCATCGGGAACGTGTCAGATTTACATTACGCCTGGTGAAGGTATATAATTTCTTTAACCTTACCGGTGAGGATCATCGGGGTTTCTAAGGAAACATCGAAATGGACGAAAGTCAACAAGAAGTAGTACCAGCGGTTTTATCCGCGCCAGAACAGGTGGCAACGGCTGCACCTGAAGCTGAAGAAGTAGCGCCGGAAGCAGTAGAACCAGCAGCAGAAGCAACTAAGACCTTCTCACAAGAAGAATTAGATGCCGCTATTGGTAAACGACTTGCTAGAGAACAACGTAAGTGGGAAAGAGAACAGGTTGCTAAAGCCGCTGAAAAGCAGCTTAAAACCCCAGTCGAAATCCCGCCAATTGAGCAGTTTGCTTCACCAGACGAATATGCCGATGCTTTGGCAGAACGTAAGGCAGAAGAATTGCTTGCTAGGCGTGAACAAGCTAGGATGCAGTCTGAGATCATTGAGTCCTATCACGACAAAGAAGAAGAAGCGCGGGTTAAATATGACGACTTTGAACAAGTTGCCTACAATCCCAAACTTCCAATTACTGACGCGATGGCTCAAACGATTCAATCTTCAGATGTTGGCCCCGATATGGCTTATTACCTTGGGTCTAATCCGAAAGAAGCGGAGCGTATTTCTCGTTTAACGCCACTCCAGCAGGCCAAAGAATTAGGGAAAATTGAGGCTAAATTAGCTGATAATCCCGTTGTAAAAAAGACTTCGAGCGCCCCAGCACCAATTGCTCCGATTACGGCAAGATCCTCTGGATCGCCTGCAACAGACACAACGGATCCTCGTGCCATTAAAAGCATGACGACTTCAGAGTGGATTGAAGCAGACCGCCAACGTCAGATCAAGAAGTGGGAAGCGCAGAGAAACCGCTAACTATTTTTTAATTAGGACTTTATTATGTCAAATTCGATCTTAACCATCGACATGATCACAAGAAAAGCTCTCGAGATCCTTGAGAACAACCTTGTGCTTACTCGTAACGTAAATCGCCAGTATGACGATTCTTTCGCTGTTGAAGGCGCAAAAATTGGTTCTACTCTCCGTATTCGTCTACCAGACCGCGCTTTGGTAACTGACGGTGCCGCCTTGCAAGTTCAAGACGACAACGAACAGTACACAACTTTGTCTGTTGCTAGTCAAAAGCACATTGGTGTTAACTTCACCTCTGCTGAATTGACAATGCAGTTAGATGACTTTGCAGAACGTGTTTTAAAACCGCGTATCTCTCAGTTGGCTTCTTCTATTGATGCTGACGTAGCTAACAGCTACAAAGCTATCTATAGCTCAGTTGGTACGCCTGGTACAACTCCAGCTACTTCTTTGGTTCTGTTGCAAGCTCAACAAAAACTGAACGAAAACGCTGCTGTTATGTCCCCACGTTACGCTACTGTTAACCCAGCAGCTAACGCAGGTTTGGTTGAAGGCATGAAAGGTCTGTTTAATCCTACAGACACAATCAGCCGTCAGTTCAAGAATGGCATGATGGGTATGGGTGTATTGGGCTTTGAAGAAATCAACATGAGCCAATCTATTAAGCAACATACAACTGGTTCTTGGGGTACAACTATCACTGTAACTTCAACAGTTGCTACTGAAGGTCAAGCTACTTTAGGTATTAGCTTTACTGGTTCTAGCAAGACTTGGAACGTAGGTGATGTATTCACTATTGCTAGTGTTTACGCAGTTAACCCACAAACCCGTGAGTCAACAGGTAGCCTGCAACAGTTCACCGTAACTGCTGCTGCAACTGGTTCTTCTACAGCTACATTGTCTATTAGCCCAGCTATCTACACATCTGCTAACGCTCTTGCAACTGTGGATTCATTCCCAGTAGCTACTGCTGTAGTAACAATGGTAGGTTCAGCTTCTAGCCAGTACGCTCAAAACTTGGTTTACCACAAAGATGCGATCACTTTTGCGACCGCTGACTTGTTGTTACCACAAGGTGTTGACATGGCTTCCCGCCAAGTTCACAACGGTATCTCTATGCGTGTTGTACGTCAGTATGACATCAATAATGACCGTTTACCTTGCCGTATTGACGTATTGTATGGCTTTAGCACGATTCGTCCAGCAATGGCTTGCCGTATCTGGGGCTAAACCTAAATGCTCCCGCGCAAGCGGGGGCTTTTTAAACTTATTTTTTAAGGAAACATATCATGGCACTACCTAATGGCGCTGGCGGTTACCAACTTGGTGACGGCAATTTATCCGAAGTAGATTTACTGATTCAACCTGCTCCTGTGTCTTTGACTACTGGTGTAACCTTGACTGCTGCTCAAGTATCAAATGGCATCATTCTTGGTAACCCAGGAACAAGCGCAGTTTCTTATCAACTTCCTACTTGTGCTGATTTGGATGCGTTAATTTCTAGCGCAAAACCAAATAGCTCGTTTGATTTTAACGTAATTAACGTAGATGGAAGTTCATCTGGCGTTGTTACTTTAACAACAAACACTGGTTGGACTTTGGTTGGTCTGATGACTGTTGTTGCTACTGCTGGTACAGCACAAGCTTTCCGCGCCCGTAAAACAGGCGACGCAGCTTGGACTCTTTACCGTATAGCTTAATGTAATATCCCACCCTTCGGGGTGGGTTTTTTAAGGAAAAATTATGCCAAATACACAAGCAAGCGGCGTCGCATATAGCGACCCCGAATTTACTATTTGCTACGCAAGCCAAGAACTTGGTTATAGCACAGCCGCTCAAGGCACTGTGACACAAGCAACAGATAAATCTACAGGGGTAACTCTAAACAAATCTGCTGGTCGTATCACAATGAACAACGCCGCTTTAGCTGGGGCTACCGCAGTATCTTTTACGTTAACCAATAGCTTGATCTCCGCAAATGACACAATCATTGTGTGCGTTTCTAGTAATACTACTGGTAGCGCTGCTGGGGCTTACACTACTTACGTTTCTTATTTAGCTGCGGGTTCTGCTTTGATTACTTTGCGAAATTTAACTGCTTCTACTTCATATTCTGAAGCCGTTATTATCAATTTTGCTATTATTCACGGCGCATCGTAATAAATAGGGGGTTTAATTACCCCCTATCTAATTGAAAAAATCATGCCTATAATTTATTTGAAGCATCCTGACCACGGAACTAAAGTGGCAACAATGGAATTAGAAGCAGAATTTGATGAAAAAAATGGTTGGGAACGCTATACTTTAGGTACGCAACCTGAAGTTTTAGTTGAAGTAATAGAAAAAATTATTGCGGCTCCTGTTAACACACTGGAAGTAAAAAGACGTCGTAAAACCGCACAGTAAGGAGTAGGCTATGGCGACAACCGCCGGTGATCAAATTAATGCAGCATTACGTTTAATCGGTATGCTTGCCGAGGGTGAAACGCCTTCTGCCAATACTTCACAAGATGCTTTGAACGCTTTGAATCAAATGATTGATTCATGGAATACTGAACGTCTATCAGTTTTTTCTACCCAAGATCAAGTATTTACTTGGACTCCTAATCAGATTCATAGAACATTAGGCCCAACAGGTGACTTTGCGGGTAATCGCCCTATTTTGCTTGATGATTCCACTTATTTTAAAGATCCTACTAATGGGATTTCGTTTGGTATTAAGATTATTAACCAACAACAATACGATGGCATTGCGGTTAAAACAGTAACTTCCACCTATCCACAAGTGATGTGGATTAATATGGATTACCCTAATATTGATATGTATGTATACCCAGTGCCTACAAAAGCATTGGAATGGCATTTTATTTCGGTTACTGAATTAGACCAACCCGCTAATCTTTCAACTAATTTGACTTTCCCGCCTGGCTATTTAAGATGTTTTAAATACAATTTGGCTTGTGAAATAGCTACCGAATTTGGCATTGAGCCACCTTCAAACGTAGCTCGTATTGCCATGACTTCTAAGCGCAATTTAAAACGCATTAATAATCCTGACGATATTATGTCGTTGCCTTATAGCATTGTAGCTACGCGTCAACGCTTTAACATCTTTGCTGGTAATTATTAATGAAATCGCATATTTTGGGGCAATCTTATGTTGCCCGCAGCGTCAACGCGGCGGACGATGTAATGATGAACTTGTTTCCAGAAGCTACGCCAAATGAAGGCAAAGAAAACGGTTTTTTAAATAGAGCGCCAGGGATGCGTAAACTTGCCACAATTGGCAAAGGCCCAATCCGCGCTCTATGGGCGCATCAGACTAACGGTGCCGACGCTTACGTTGTATCAGGCAATGAAGTTTTTAAAATTGACAACGGGTATTACCCTACTAAATTAGGCAATATTGCTGGATCAGGCCCAGTGTCCATTGCTGACAATGGTACACAACTGTTTTTTGCTGCTAATCCTCAAGGCTATATCTATGATGAAGTAGCTAACACTTTTACCCAAATTACTGACCCCGACTTCCCCGGCGCAGTAACTGTAGGCTACCTAGATGGCTATTTTGTATTTAACGAGCCAGATAGCCAAAGAATTTGGGTTACTGAGATATTTGACGGTACTTTAATTGACCCTTTAGCGTTTGCTAGTGCTGAAGGCTCACCAGACTTAGTTCAAGCCATTAACGTAGATCAACGTGAGCTTTGGGTATTTGGTACAGACACCATTGAGGTGTGGTACAACGCAGGTACGGCTAATTTCCCTTTTGCGCGCATTCAGGGCGCTTTTAATGAGTTAGGGTGCCTAGCCCCTTACTCCGTAGCAAAACTTGATAACACGTTGTTTTGGCTTGGTAATGACCCGCGTGGTTATGGCATCATTTATCGTGGTGAAGGCTATCGTGGCAAACGCGTATCAACACACGCTATTGAGTACGCCATCCAAAGCTACGGCGATGTATCAAACGCTATTGCCTACACTTATCAACAAGAAGGTCATGCTTTTTATGTATTAATATTCCCTACAGTTAATAAGACTTGGGTTTACGATGTGTCCACAGGCGCATGGCATGAACGTGCAGGCTTTGAAAACGGCTACTTTACGCGTCATCGTTCCAACTGCCAAATGAATTATCAAAGCCAAACCATTGTTGGCGACTATTTAAACGGCAATTTATATGCTTTTGACTTAGATGTTTATGACGATAATGGTGCAATGCAAAAATGGGTTCGTTCTTGGAGAGCGCTTCCTACAGGAACTAACAACTTAAAACGTACTGCTCAACACACATTACAGCTTGATTGCGAAGCAGGCGTAGGTACAAATACAGGGCAAGCGCAAGATCCACAAGTCATGCTTCGTTGGTCAGATGATGGCGGCCATACTTGGTCAAATGAACATTGGGTATCGGTTGGCAAGATTGGTGAATATTATCGCCGTGCTATTTGGCGTCGACTTGGCATGACAATTAAGCTTCGTGACCGCGTGTATGAAATTTCAGGCACAGACCCATCCAAAATGGTAATTATGGGCGCTGAATTAATATTGAGCGGTACAAATGCCTAGTAACTTAACCACTATTCCTGCACCTAGAGTTCCATTAATAGATCCTACTACAGGATTAATTTCTAACGAATGGTATCGTTTTTTCTTTAATTTATACACGTTAACTGGGGCAGGTGGAAATTCTATTTCTTTGTCAGATTTGCAACTTAATCCGCCATCTATAGATTAAGTATGTTTTTTTATGCCTACCCTTCTGATACACTAGCACGAAAGCTACGAGGTAATTTATGTCAACATTTTTAACCCCATCCCCTAAGCAACAATTTTTTACCGATGCCGGTGTTCCTTTGGTAGGTGGTAAAGTCTATACCTATGCGGCTGGGACTTCTACACCGTTAGCAACATATCAAGATTCAACAGGCGTAACTTCAAACACTAACCCTGTTATTTTAAACTCCCGCGGCGAAGCTAATATTTGGCTTGCGCCTAGTTTGTCGTATAAATTTATTCTTAAAGATTCAGCCGACGCAATTATTTGGACTGTAGATAATATCAATATTGGTATTAACTTTGGTAACGTCATTATTACTGGCGGGTCAATTAATAGCACCGTTATTGGCAATATTAGCCCCGCCGCAGGTTCATTTACCGATCTTTCCGCAAGTGGCACCGTTACCTTTAATTCCACAAGTCAAATGCAAATCCCTTCTGGTTTGACTTCAGAACGCACAACAACGCCTGTAGATGGAATGTTGCGGTTTAATACTACCGTAGGTGAATATGAGGGTAATATTTCAGTTGCAGGGCAAAGTATTTCATCCATAGTTAACTCAGGATCACCTGCTACTACAGCAACCTTAACTACTTCATCTCCGCATGGCCTGTCAAATGGCGCTTACATTACAGTAAGTGGAGCTATTCCTACTAACTATAACGGTTCGTATAACATTACCTACATTAGCACTACCTCATTTAGTTATGTTATGGCGTCAAGCCCAGGCGGCAGTGCTTCAACGGTTGGTAGCTATGTAGCGCATCTATGGGCGCAAATTGGTGGTGGCGCTACAGGTAGCAATAATGATCAAATTTTTGTAGAAAATGGTCAGAACGTAACCGCTAGTTATTCAATCCCTGTAGGCAAAAATGCTTCTAGTGTTGGCCCAATTACTATCAATTCAGGCGTATCTGTAACAGTTCCTAGCGCTAGTCGCTGGGTAATTCTTTAAGGAAACATTATGTCATCAGTCATAATTTCAGGGGATACAAGCGGTACAATTACCGTAGCGGCTCCTGCCACCGCTGGTTCAAATACAATTACGCTTCCTGCGGTAACAGGTAATGCACTTGTTTCTACTGCGGTATCGGCATCAACTACAAACACAGTAACCAATAAAATTGCTATTAATATTGGTGGCACCGTTTATTATTTATTAGCTTCTACTTCAGGAACTTAATTATGACCGCGACAATTAACGCATCTACAAGTTCGGGCATTATACAAACGGCTGATACTAGCGGTGATTTAGCCTTGCAAAGCAATGGCACGACTAAATTGACCGTAAGCTCTACTGGTGCAACTATTACTGCCTTAACCGTATCAGGCGCTACTACTGTATCAAGCAGCGGGATAACTTTTTCAAATGCAAGTACACAAACTGTAGCTAGCCCGTTTTCTAAAAGTTTTGTTTCATCTAATCAATCTATTCCAACTGCGTCAGGGCAAACATTTACTGTTGCACATGGTCTTGGTGTAGTTCCTAAAATTTTACGATTGGTAGCTGTTTGTTTAACAGCACAATATGGATGGACTGTTGGCGCAGAAGGTGAAATTACAATGAATGGAACAACCAACGGCAATCTTCAAAATATTGGAGTGCTGGCAGATGTTACAAATGTTTATTACGCTGCTGGAAGCGGAATAAACATAATAAATAATTCCAGCGGTGATAATGTAAGCATTTTAAACAATTCAAATTTTGCATTAAAAATTTACGCTTACGCATAAGGATAGAAAATGACACACAGAATTGTAGTAGATTTACAGACTAGCACAATTACTCAAGTGGAATATACAGCAGAAGAACAAGCTGTTTATGATGCAGCCGTAGCCGCACAAGTTGTTGAAACGCCTGTTAAAACATTAGCAGAACCAATTAAAGAGGTTTAATTATGTCATTAGTTCTTAGTGGTGATTCACCCAATTTAACAAGCGCTACGTTAACTACGCCTACAATAACTACGCCTACAATAACTGGCGGAACATTATCAAGCCCAACAATAACCACGCCAACACTTAATAGTCCTACAATTAACACCCCAACAATGGGTGGTAGCGTGATTACTAATGGAACTGCCGTAGCTTCTACAAGTGGTACAAGCATTGACTTTACTGGTATTCCTAGTTGGGTAAAGAGTATTACTGTGATATTTAATGGTGTAAGTTTAAACGCTAGTAGCGCGCCTTTAATTCAATTAGGAACTTCAGGGGGAATTATATCTACTGGATATTCTTCTTCAAGCTATCAAAATGTTGGTAATGCTTCAATTTCTTCGACAGCAGGATTTTGTATTTACGAAAATACAAGTGGGCAAGAATGTAGTGGAAGTTATGTTATAAATTTGTTAAGTTCAGGAATTTGGGCTGGCGGCGGGAATCATTGCAGAGAAACTTCGCCAGCTATGAAAGTGTCTGCTGGCAGACTTACTGGTGCTGGAACAATAGACCGTGTTCGCATCACCACAGTAAACGGTACAGATACCTTTGATGCTGGTTCTATTAATATCCAATACGGGTAAGTTATGACTGTTTACGTCAAAGTTCTCATTCCTGCCAAGATTGCTGAAAATGCTCAAACCACGCAATACACTGCGGGGAACAACATTACCACTATTATTGACAAGTTTACGGCTACTAACTTTAGCGGCTCTAGCGCTACTATTAGCGTTAATATTGTTACTGAGGCTGATACAGCAGGCAATCAGAATTTAATTATTAAGACTAAGAGCTTGACCGCAGGCGAAACGTACACGTTTCCAGAGATTGTTGGGCAAGCACTAGAGCCAGCAGGGTTTATATCTACTATTGCTAGTGCAGCTAGTGCTATCAATATTCGGTCTAACGGACGTGAGATTTCAAACTAATGGAACATATTTTACATAGCTATGCTAATAATACGAATGAAAATGCTATTATGCTCATAATTACTATTCAATCAAACAAAGTGCGAGGCGCGTAATGCAGTGTATTAGCGAACTACATAAGATAATGGAAGGCACTTTTGAGATTGATCTTGGTGTTATACATAACTTTTCTGACGGTTTATACGCCAAACAGATAGTTATTCCTAAAGGGTATGTAGTTGGTCAACACGCTCATAAATACAGTCATTTAAGCATTTTGGCTAAAGGTAAAGTAATTGTAAAAACAGACTTGGGCGAAAAAGAATATACGGCTCCCGCTTGTTTAGAGATAAAAAAAGGCGTCCATCACGCTGTTGAAGCGTTAGAAGACACCGTTTGGTTTTGTATTCACGCTACAGACGAAACAGACCCTGACAAAATAGACAACGTATTGATTGAGGATTGAGAAATGAATTTTGATTTTAACAACGGAAGATTAGTACCAAAAAAAGACTTTACGTTAGTTGGTATAAATTTCGATGTGCGCCCCTATATGGCGCAATTAAACGCGCATCCTGAGCTATGGGATCAAGGACGTGATTTCCGTAAGATCCCGCGATACAACGGCCAATTGTCCCCTCATCGTGAGTCACAGGACATTTGGGTACGCCATCAGCCATACGATTCTTTTGGTAACTATGATGCTAATGAAAAAGAACAAGCTAAGATGATGGTGCCTACTGTTTCTGAATGGTACCCTGAGTCTTTAAAGTTACCCGCAGCGATGGATTTGGCGCAAACTGTTTGCCAGCATCTTGGAGCTATTCAGTTGGGCGGTCACTATGTAATCAAAATACCCGCAGGTAAAAAAGTTTACCCGCACAGCGATTTTTCATGGCACAGCACTTACTATAACAAATACCTAGTAGTTTTAAAAACACAGCCAGGCGTTGTTTTTGGCTGGGAACGTAGTGGAAACATGATTCCAATTACAGGGGATTTGTGGAATTTTGAGAATGATACGCAACACTGGGTTTACAACGATTCTGATGAAGATGTACTGATTGCTACTTTTAGCGTTCGTACATTCGACATGGATCGCCGTGAAACCTTAAATAACGCAAAAGGAGCATAATATGCCAGCAGGATGGGCCGCCGCCGCCGTAGCAGGAGCCACTGTAGTAAGTGGATATATGGGTTCACAAGCCGCAAAAAGCGCGGCTCAAACACAAGCCGACGCCGCTAATAATGCTACCGCAGCTAATAACGCTGCGTTAGCTCAACAAGCGGAAATGAACGCGCCTTGGCGCACGGCGGGTACAACCGCCGTAAATCAGTTATCTGAAATGACGCAACCTGGCGGTGAAGCTACTAAAGCATTTTCTTATGATCCTTTTAATTATCAAGCTGACCCTGGCTACGCTTTTAGGCTTAAAGAAGGCATGAAAGCCATGAACGCTACCGCAGCGGCTAGGGGTGGTTTGATCTCTGGTAATGCTATCAAAGCTGGTCAAGCTTATGGTCAAGAAATGGGTTCACAAGAGTATGGCAACGCGTTTGACCGTTATTTAAAGAACTATGCTAACGCTCAAAACACTTTTCAATTAAATCGTAATAACCTATTACAACCGTTGCAATTCTTAAGTGGCCAAGGACAAGCCGCCGCCGCAGGGCAAGCGTCTAATATTGGCGCTAACGCAGCCAATAACACTGCGTTGTCTACGGGCGCCGCTAATGCCACCGCAGCCGGTCAAGTCGGTTCTGCTAATGCCTATACCAACGCTATTGGTCAGGGTGTCAGTATGTACCAAACCAATGCGTTATTAAATAGATTTGCGCCACAAACGCCGACACCAACGCCTAATTATTATGATCCTGGTGGTCAAACTACTTAACAAGGTTTAATTATGCCAATAGATCCAAGTATTCCCCTTCAAGTTCAGCCATTAAAGCTTGAATCGCCAATGAACCAGTTGGCTATGATGGGCGACGCCATGAAAATTGGCGAAATGCAACGTAGCATGGGTGTTCAAAATGAACTACGCAACTTATATTCGCAAGGTGTAGATGTTAGTACGCCTGAAGGTTTTAATAAATTAGCGTCTATTGACCCTAAAACAGCAATGGCGTTGAGAAATGACGCTTTGCAAGGGCAAAAACTTCAAGGCGAAATTAAAAAAACAGGCTTTGAAATAGATGACAAAAAATTGGGTATTATCCGCGAACGTAGCAAAGATCTGCTTCAAAATTTATCACCTGAAAATTTTATTGCTCATACGCAAGAAAATGTACGAGATGGTTTAGTTACCCCCGAACAAGGGAAACGCGCAATACAAAATTATATTGCAACACCGCCTGATAAACGTGCGGCGCTTATTAATCAAAATTTAGCTAGGGCTGAAAAAGTTTACGAAATGAACACGGTTAGCGCAGCGCAACAACAAACTGCTGATATTACTAAGCGTGGGCAAGACATTCAAGCAGGCACAACCCGCCGTGGTCAAGATTTGCAATATGCGCCTGATGTTGTGGCTAATACTCAAGTTGATTCTAAAGGCAATATTACTCAATTTAACCGTTTTGGTAAAGTAATTGGGCAACTTGAAGGTGTCGGCAAACCAAGCGCTACGTATGAAAAAACCGCCGCATTGCAAAAACAAATGGGTAAAGACATTGATTTGGCAATTAGCGAAATTAAAAATGCTATTAAACCCGGTGGCACTCTTGATAAATCTACAGCTAGTGGAGCAGGTAAAATGCTTGATGCTGCGGGTAACTTTATTGGCTATGCTACATCTGGTTCTATTGCGGCTGCTGAACTTAAACCTGTTGGCGATCTTGCACTTAAAATGGTACCGCGCTTTGAAGGCCCACAATCTGACAAAGATACGGCGTCTTATACACTTGCGGCTGGTCAATTGGCTAATGAGAACTTACCTATTAAAACAAGACGCGCTGCTGCCGAAACGGTTGTACGCATAATGGAAAGACGTAAAGGTCAATTTGTTAATCAAGCAATGGCAAGCGAAGGTATTAACGCAGGTGGCCCTGCATTGCCTCCTGGCTTTACTCCAGATAAATAAGGGTCAATATGGCACTTCAAACCGCTACTAATCCTCAAACTGGGGAACGCCTTGCTTTAGTTGGCGATGCTTGGCAACCTATTATGCAGTCAGCCACCAACAAAGAAGGCGTTAAAGCCTATTTGATTGGCGACAAATGGCTAACTGATACGCCTGCTAATGAACCTGAAGCCCGTGCTAACGTCGGTGCTGAAGTACCAAGCTGGGGCAAAGAAAATCCTAATTTGTATGCTGGTTTAGTAAAAACGCGTCAAATGCTTGGCCCAACTGCCGAAATGCTTGGCGGCGTTGCTGGTGGTGTGCTTGGTGCTGGTGCTGGTACTATTGCCTCACCAACAGTTGTAATTAACCCGGTAACGGGCGGCGTAGCTGGTTCAGCCCTTGGATACGCTACCGCTAAAGAATTGCTTAACAAAGCTGACGTAGCCCTTGGATTAGCACCTGCCGAAACAGGCGGTCAAGCTGCTGGCCGTGCAGCAGGCAACGTGGCTGAAGGCGCTGCTTTTGAAGTTGGCGGTCAAGTTGCGGGTAAAGCGATTAATAAACTAGTAGACGCAGGTACATTTTTGGCTGGTAAAGTTGCAGATATTAATCAGTTGCCTAAACAATTGGCAGCTAAGATTGCTCGTAAATCATTTGAAACACCTGAGAACGTCGCTGCTGGCCGTAATGCGTTACAAGAAGCCGTCAAAGCTGGTGATAACGTAACGGCTCAACAAGCTCTTGCACAAGGTAAAGTTGTAGCCCCTGGCACTCAAGCCGTGCTTCAAAAAACTATTTCTAGAACATCGCCCGCTGTACAAGAAACTAAAGCCTTAGCTGATGAAGCCGCACGGATGTCTACTATTAAAGACGTTACACCTGATCTTAATGCAGCTATTGTTGCGCGTAGAGATGCATCTAAACCTTTTTATGAAGCGGCTGATAAAGCAATTGTACCGTTGGATAAAGATGTAGCTGCTGTATTAGCGCGTATGCCTTCAGGCACTTTGGCTGCGGCGGCTGAAATTGCCAAAATGGAAGGACGTCCTTTTGTTATGGGTAAAGCAGTTGCAGAACAAAAAGTACCTAATGCGCTTGGTACTATAGACATCATCCCCGCTAAAGTACCTGAGTTAACTGGCGAGTCTATGCACTACATTAGACGCGCCTTATCTGATGTTGCCTATGGCCCTACTGCGTCTACAGGCGCTGGCCGTGATACGCAGATGGCTGCTCGTACATTGTTAGATGACTATATCAAGGTGTTTGAGTCTAAAGTACCTAGCTATAAAGAAGCTAGAACTATATTCTCTGATTTATCTGCGCCAGTTAATCAAGCGCAAGTGCTTAAAGAAATGGCATCTGTATTAGAGAAACCAG